AACAATTTACACTTTAGATGCAACAGTAATGTCACAAGCTGACGGTGTTCTTTACGGTGGATAAATAAATAACTAGGGGTATGAAAATTACCCCTTTTTTAAACTAAAAATATATGTGTGTTACATTAGGGGGTTCACGAAAACTAGCGTGTATAAGCGGACAAGCTGGAATAGATGCGGTATCAATTGGAGTATTTAATTCTTTGACAAAGGTAGTTACAACAGCTACTGGAGTGCTAGAGATTGCGACATCTTTTGCTTCAACAACTTTAGCGAGATTTGAAGTTAAAGCAACAACAGCTAATTACGTAGAAAATGGAATTTCAGGTGGCGATAATAGAAGCAAAGGAGTAACGGGAAATTTACCTATTGTCTTAAATGTGCCCAAATCGGATGCGGTTAAAACCGTTACTGATGTTAAGAAATTACTTGACGGAGAAGTTGTTTTATTTATTGAGAGAAAAGATGGAACTATCACGGTTGCAGGTTCACAAAACGGAGCAATGGCCATTACTATTGACGATCAAACGGGTGGTACAATTGGAGATTTAAACGGGTTTACAGTTACATTCCAAACAATGGAGCCTGACTTTTCAAGAGAATATTTACTTACAGCACCAGCATTAGTAGAATATGCAGCGGCATTGAAAGCGGTTGTTTAATTCTAAAATACTAAACTAAAAGCCGTATTATTTACGGCTTTTTTTATACCAAAAAATAAAATGAAAGTACTTTTTTTAAATACACCCTTAGTTTTTTTATTAATTCCACGAATTTATCCACTTGCAAGCGATAATTTAACTCTGACTTTGCGAAAAGAAACGGGCAGTACAACTATTACTCCAGCGTTTACTTTTACAGTTGGTCAAAAGTTAGAAATTACAATCACAGCGCAACCCGCTCAATTTAAGATTTTAGATAAATTTGAATTTGAATTGAAAAGGGGAAACGAGATATTGTATTTAGGAAAAATACAAATTTTAAAAGCAGGTACAAACATTCAAAATTTTAATTATGCCGAACAAAACGAACGATTTACCTACAAATAAAGGGCTGCAAACTTTTACTTTTGAAAATAAAGTCGAAAAATTTAGCGTTTACCAACCTATTGACATAAAGCCAAGAGTTGGCATTGACTATATTTTAAATAGCAAAAACAACACAAATAACGCAAATTATATAACTTATAAAGATGCTTACGAGGATAGTCCGACTAACAGCTCAATCTTAAACGATATTCGTACTTATATGTACGGTGAAGGATTAATTGACGAAGGCGTTGGTAAGGTTAATCTTCGACAGTATATTTCATCAGAAGACGTCTTATTGACCTGTAAAGACGATGGAATTTATGGTGGTTTTGCCGTGCAAGTTATTTGGAACGAGCAAACACAAACGCCTATAAAAATAAAGTATATTCCTATTTATAAGTTAGGAATAAGATACAATCAATTATCTTTAGAAGTTGAGGGATATTGGTTTAGTTACGATTGGGATAATAAACAAAGATACAGGCCAGAATTTTATCCTAAATTTACGGGTCAATATACCGAAGGTCAAAACTTAGAAATACTTTTAGTTCGACAACCAACATCCGAACCGTTTTTTGCCGTGCCTGATTATTTTAGTTGTATTCCTTTTGCAAAGTTTGAGGGTGGAGTTGGAAACTATGCTGCTAATTACATTGAAAATTCCGCTCACGATGTATTAATCGTGAATTATAACCAAGGTAGACAAGCTACACCAGAATTAGCAAGATCCGAAGCCGAAAAGGTCCGGGATAGAGTTTCAGGCACTAAAAACACCGCAAAATTAATTGTATCATTTAACGATTCAATTGAAGAAGCGGTGACTTTTGATAAAATACCACCTAGTAATTTAAGCGAAAACATTACATTCTTTACCGAAGAAGCGGAGCGCAAAATAAAGGTAGCACACGGAATGCCAAATATTTTATTTAGCGGTAACAATCAGGGGGGTGGATTTTCTAACAATGCAGACGAATACTCTATGGCTTTAAAAATATTTTATCGCAAAAAGATTAATCCACGACGTCAAAATTGGGTCGATGGAATTAAACAAGTTACTGATTTAATAGACGGGGAAATTATGCCTTGGTTTAAGGATTTTCAAGAAGAAACGCAACTAGATAAAACAGATTCAGTTGCAACTGGCACAAATGCGGCAAGAGTTGACAGCGTAGTGATTAACGGAGATACTATTTCGCTAGATCAAAAGACTTTAGACGCGCAGGCAAGTTTAAAAGGTTCAGTCGGTGGCGTGCAAGCCTTACTTGAAATACAAAGTTCGTACAGTGCAGGTACAACAACGTATGAAAGTGCCATTGCAATGTTAGATTTAATTTTTGGATATGATAAACCAACGGCTGTTCGTCTATTAGGACAGCCTAAAATAGAAACAACGATATGAAAATATGGCTCACAGAAAACGACATCCCCGCATTAACGAGTTTTGCGGGTAACATTGATACCGATGCGCTTAAACCTTTTATAGTTATCGCTCAAACAAACGATATTTTACCAATTTTAGGCGTAGATTTGTACAATAAAATAAATACGGACATTGAAAACGAAACTTTGTCTGGGATTTATTTGGAATTTTATGATAAATACATAATATTTATGCTTGCTTATTTTAGTTGTAGTCATTATATTGCAATAAACACGAGCCAAATAAGTCAAAATGGGATTTTAAAACCTGAACAAAGGACTGATTTAAAAGAAATTGACCGACTATCTGCTCTTTATAATCAACTTGGCAATAATGTATTTTTACAATTTAAGGAATTTGTAAAATTGAACCCCGTTCCAGAGTACAAAATAGAACAAATTAAAAGAGAAACTAACGTTATTCAATTTTATTAAATTATGGCACAAGAAAATTTTAACGTATCAGAGCCTAATGACGGTTTGGGCGATAAATTAAGAGCTGCATTTATAAAAGTTCAGGCTAATTTTACCGATTTATTTACCAACAAAGTAGATAAAGAAATTGGAAAGGGATTAAGCTCTCAAAATTATACAACCGTTGAAAAAAATAAACTTGCTAATATTGAGGATTTTGCAGAAGTAAACGTGCAATCCGATATGGCTCAAAACGATGAAACAGCAGATGATTTTATAAAGAATAAACAATCGATTTTTGGACTAGCTACAACTCAAATTATAAACGTTGGCAGTATTGGAAGTGCGGAAATTCAAGACGTAGTTAATTTAGACGACGGTTATGTTATCCAAGGTCAAGAGCTAGGTATTAGGCTTGTGACTTCCAACGATAATGGAATAGAAAAAAACTATTTATTTCTTGCCCCTGGTGGTAGCTACGGCATAGATTTACTTCAAACAGTAGCAGCGGACTTTCAGATTTTTGGAGGTGCTAGCACTGACATTTCAGGGAAACAAAACATACCGCGTTTAGTCGATACCGATACAACCGCTTTAAACAACGAAATTTTACACGTAACAGCCGACGCAACGATAACCGATGTAGTTGGTGCGGTTGCAGGTAATTTCTTTACCGTTCGTGTACTTGAGGGAGTTGGAACTATAGACGGTGTGGCTTATGGAGTTGGAACTTTAATTACTAGAAACTATGACGGCACTGTTTGGACAAGTCAAGTTGGTGGTGGTGGAGTAAGTAGATGCGTTTGGGTTTATAATGAAATTTTTGATGACGTTGTAACGGGAACAACAGCACTGACAATTATTAGAACGATAGAAATGCCAAAGAAATTTTTGGATGAAGGAAGGCTTGAGATTGAGATAGTTGGCGAAAGAAATAACCTTGCTTTTAATTCTTTTTTATCACTTAAAATAAGCGATGTTTCAGCTGGATTATCGGGACTTACTTTTGGAATATCTGATACAGGAACTAGTCAATTTGTTAGGAATCATGCTATTAGAAGAAATGTAAATTTTGGCTTAACTGGATTTGTATCTTCAAGTCCCGTAATTACATCTGACGACACAATTAGTAAAAATAGAAATAATTTTATTAATGCGTTTGATTCAATAAATAAAATTAAGAATCTTAATTTTTTAAAAGTTTTTATACAAAATTCAGATACCGCGGTTATTAGCACAATTAAGGGTTACTCAATTAAAATTTTTAACTAATGAAAAAACTATATCACTTTTACAATCCTAACGACCTAAACAGAGTTAGTGCGGGTTTATTTTTTGAAGCACCAGAAAACGCAATAAATCACATTTGCAACGGTGAAATTGACCCCGTTTATGATGTTAAAAACGATAGAATAATAGATATAGGAGTTCGAGATACCGAGGTAGAAATAGAAGTTTTGAGACAAAAAACAGAAACGGAAATCGACGCGTTTATTAGTCCGTACGTGCAAAAACTTATTTTAAGACAGGTTGAAATTCCTGTTGAAATTATTCAGGAATACAACGCTATGCGAGACGCTTACCAGATTGAAAAACAATTAATATTAGACAAATGAAAATCCTACCTAATTTTATGCTTTTACCTTTTTTAATAAAAAAACCAATCTGGCTGGCAATTGCTGTTCCCACAATTGCAATAGTTCCAACTGTAGTAGATTTTATTAGACTTTGTTATATTTTGTTTTGGATGTTTATAATCGATTTTATCACTGGAGTTGCGGCTTCTTATTGTCAATGGAAAGAACTCCCAGAAAAAGAAGACAAATGGTTTTTTGGTAAAGGCGAAGGATTTTCTAGCAAAAAAGCAAAATCATTAGGGTTAAAGGCAATAGTATACATTGGGCTTCCTTTGTTAATTTTAGAATTTCAAATTATTTTAGGAATAAAAAATTTGAAGTACGAAACATTTTCAGATAGAGAATTTGAACTTGCATCCATTTTCGTAATTTTCTTTTGCCTAGTTGAAGGATTTTCAATATTCAACGAAAATTTACCAAAGTGCGGTTTTAATGTTTTCAGTAAAATTAAAGAGATAATTGGATTTTATAAAAAAGTAAAAAAAGAAATAGAATGAAAGTAGCAATAGTAGTTGGACACGACAAAAAAGAACAAGGAGCATTTTCTAATTTGCTTAAACAAAGCGAATTTGCGTATAATTCAGAAGTTGCAAAATTAATAGGTTTTGATACTTATTTCAGAGATACAAAGGGCGGGTATTCTACTAAGATAGCGGAACTTTCTAAACGAATAAACGCTAAACGATATGATTTAGTCATAGAGCTTCATTTCAATTCATTTAACGCTATCGCTAATGGTTGCGAGGCGTTATATTTTCAAGGCAGCGTAAAAGGTCAACTATTTGCAGAAATGTTTACCGCAAGAATAGTTCAGGAATATGGCACGACGCCAAGGGGAGCAAAGCCTAAGATTGAATCTGATAGAGGCGGATTATTTTTAAAATCAATTAACGCCCCTTGTATAATTTTGGAACCTTTTTTTGGCGATAATAAAGAAGCATTACTTTTTAAGTGCCACTCAAAATATGCTGAAATAATTAAAGATATTTACAAATGAAACAGATGAATCCATATATAGTAATTCCTAATTGGATTAAATGGACCGGGTGGGTTGTTTTATTTTTGGTTGTAATATTTAAAACTTGC